CCGCGCTGCAAGCGCGAGCGTCGGCCGCTCGGATGCACCCTTCGACAAGCTCCTGTTCACACGCCCGCTCCCGCAATCCGACGCGACCGGTGTCGGAAGCATCGCCGGCGACAATGGCTCCGAACCGCTCTTGCCATGAACTTTCAGCCCTTGCGTCACCACGATGGGCAACAAACCATGTTCTGTATCGAATATGGGGAGCACCGACGCCCGCAGCTGGTATAAGGTACGCTTGCACCTCATATCCTGCCGCCTCCAAATCAGCACACACCTGCTCGAAAACCATTCCCTGCGACCAATTAACGATTCCGAGAACGTTCTCGCCCACGACCCAGCGCGGTCGAACAGTCCGAACAACTCCGAGCATTGCGGGCCAGAGGTAGCGGTCGTCGGCCGTACCCTTGCGTTTGCCCGCGAGGCTGAACGGCTGGCACGGGAAACCGCCGGTGAGCACGTCGACGCGGTCGCGCCAAACGGTAAAGTCTGTTGTTCGTATGTCTTCATATTGTTCCGATTCGGGAAAATGATACTTCAATACGCGCCGGCAGAACGGGTCGATCTCGCAGTTGAAGACGTTCGTCCAGCCGGCCCACGCCGCCGCCAGGTCGAAGCCGCCGATGCCGCTGAATAGAGAACCGTGCGTCATTAGTACTCCACCGCTGCCCTGCGATCGATGAAGAAATGAATACCCGGTGCGCATTCGCTCCACCTGTTATCGTCGAAATCCGGAACTTCCACAGTAGCACCGACAGTGTAGACGAAGTTTTTGTCATGGTCGGAACGAACGGTATCCTCAGTTGCCTTGGTGCCGTCCATGTTCTGAATCTCCATGACGTATGCTTTATCGCAACGGCATTTGTGTCCCGTTGCCGAACTGCGCCGTGCATCTTCCGGAATTCGTAATTTTACGATATGCCCAGAGGCTTTTTTCCAACCGATGAAACTACCCTCAGTCGGACATGATAGATAACATCCCTTGGCATCGCACAGGTTGGCACCGCGCAGGTCGGCGCCACGCAGGTCGGCATCGCGCAGGTTGGCACCGCGCAGGTCGGCATCGCACAGGTTGGCACCGCGCAGGTCGGCATCGCGCAGGTTGGCATCGCACAGGTTGGCATCGCACAGGTCGGCACCGTACAGGTCGGCACCGCACAGGTTGGCACCGCACAGGTTGGCATCGCACAGGTCGGCATCGCACAGGTTGGCATCGCGCAGGTTGGCGCCGCGCAGGTTGGCGCCGCGCAGGTCGGCACCGCGCAGGTCGGCACCGCGCCTAATAGCTTCCAAAACCGTTTCGGTGATTGTGTTTCCCTCTTTCGTGTATTCAAATACGACCGAACCCGTCCAACGGTTGCGGATTTCGATTTTAATCTGTTTCGTTGATTCCATTGCGGTAAAAGCTTTTGTTACACTCCTTTCGGAACCCGATAATGAAGGGTACGTCCGGGATAATGATAATCGAGAATCGGTTTGGCGAGGCGTATATTTCCTTCGATCAACGCCGCCAGTCTTCTGCTGGATACCGTCAGCGTCAGCCGATCCCGCGTTATCTCCACGCCTTGAAGATCAGTCAGCATATCGCGGCATACAGCCACCGTCGACAGCCTGTCGTAGATTTCATGCCAGCATTGCAGAAACCTCACCGGATAACGCAGGGGTTCCGACGTCTTTTCTTCGGTCCATGCACGGGCCAATGCCGCCTTGTCTACGACCTTCTCTCCCTTGCGCATCCATCCGGTAGCCTGGTAGTGATTAACGAACCTGTCGACTTCGTTTGCAGGGTTTCGAAAATTCCGGAAAAAGAAAATCTCGAAAAATTTCTCTCTCTCTTCTTCGCGCGTTTCAGATTCAGAAACAGAGACAGAATCAGATTCAGAATCAATATCAGAATCAGATACAGATTCAATAGGGTTTTCGCAGTTTCCTGCCGGTTTTGAAGAAAAACCGCCGCTTTCCGAAAAAACCGTGCGGTTTTCTTCGAAACCGTCCGCTTTTTTAGGCCGGCCGCCCTTGCGGCCGTTCTCGCGGTTCTGCTCGCACTCCGCGTAATACTTTTTGGCGTTCGCATCCAGCGACGCACGGATGAAGCCGAAACAGAGCGTAGTCAGTTCATCCATTTCCGGCAGCTCCTCTTCCGTCGCGTGCGCATAAATGGCAGTCAACAGCCTGCCCCGCTGCTCCATCGTGAGCATCTTGATCTGCGGAAAGAAATCGTGCCGCAGAAGAAACGTGTCTTTATTTTGCCTGGCCATGATGGTTATGTTGCTTTTGGTGACACTCCGCACAGAGTGTAATCAGACAATCCAAGTGCTCTTTTTCTCTGCCTACGATGGATTGGCCGTCGACGTAATAGGTCTTGTGATGGATTTCCAGTGAATAGCTCCGTCCGCAAAGCTGGCAGCGGTGGCCGTCTCGAAGACGCACGATCCGGCACACCTCCTGCCAATAATCGCTCTGCAATTGTCGGATATAGCTACTCCTCCGGCCCCGACGATGTTGAAGTCTGCTCATAGGTCGCTTCGTTCATGTCGATCCCCAGCACGTCGAGGAATGCCTGCTTGTTGGTTTCCAGATTGGCAAAGAGGCTCTGCTCGTCCCACGAAGGAATCTTCTCGACTTTGCACAGTTGGAACCGCCCATCGATCCATGCGTAGTAGAGATAGTGTCCGCACAAGGCCATCTTTACCGTCGTATCGCTCGGTAAATCCACCTCCTTCTCTCCGCGCTTGACTTGATAGACCAGATCGCGGATCTGGGTAACGACAGCTTGCAATTTCTCGCGGGCATCCTTAGTCAGTTGCTTACACTGCGCCTCGATCTCGGCAAGCTGCGTTTCGAGTTTCGGCTGTTCGTCCTCCATCAACTCCGAATAGTTGGCTCGGATAGATGCTCTCTCGTAACTGTCGAGAAACCGGACGGCTTTGGCATTGGTTACGCTCTCGGCAATAAATTTTCCCGACAGATGTTTTCTGATTTCGTCCATGTCCTTCGCCCCTTCGAAGATTACACGCGGGAACGACACGTTTTTCGGCAGTTTGAACTCCGGCGATTGCGGAGCGTAATTTTTAAGATCGATCATAACCTATTCAATTTGATTTTATAATATTCTATCAATTCCCGATAGTCTTTCTCATGAAGGCAGACTGTCAGGTGCTTCATCCGTTCCAATTCCTCGACTGCTTCCACTCCGTACAATTCGACCAAACGACGGCGGTAAGCCTTCAGATTGCCGTATTTATGTCGATTGCATATCCTGCATTGGGCGTGGACGTTTGTTTCGTTCCACCGTGTCGCCGTATGCGCTCGGCCGATGTAATGACCCGCATCGCAGGTATCGTAACTTATCAATGCTCCGCAACTGATGCAGCGGCCGATCCCATTCGGGCAATCCCGCCGTCGGATGTAGCGGCTGAACACTTCGTCCAGCGTCCTAATCGACTTCGACATCGGGCAGGTATTGCGGCAGCAGTTCCGACTTGATATAGCCGGGCAGTTTGCCCTGAATAATTCCGAAGGCACCCTCCTCGGCCAGTGCATCGAACCCGGGCCAACTGCCAGACGCTTTGCAGCGCTTCACGATGTCGAGGGCCTGCGCATATTTGTATTTGCCGATCTGCAAATCCTCCGCATCCCAGAAGATCAGGGCGAGCTGGAAAGGCGCGGTATTTTGGATCATCACCATGAGCGTTGCCGTAAAGGGGCGTCCGGTGATTTCGCTGGCCACTTTCAAATACATTCCTTCGGAAAGCTCGTAGCGGTACTTCGCGCATTCGTTGTAGAAAGCCTGCACGGAGGACGCACTCGTAGTCTTGATCGACAGAATGGCGTTGATGCCGAAATTCTCCTCCAGCAGCATTCCGTCCGGTCGAATCTTCACCTTCATGCCCGTATCGGGATCCGTCCCGTACATCGATGTCTCGGCCTTCACGTACCGCATCAGTTTCGGGAGGATGCCGCCGCCGTAGGTTTTGTAGGCGATGCGGATCACGTCGACGATCTTCGCGTCGTCCTCCTTGATGAAGGTATAACCAGCCTCTTTCGCCGCGGTGTGGAGCGTATCGATCTGCACACGCAATGCGCCGATCTTCTGATCGGACAGATCGGCATTCCCCTGAATGCCCAGCAGCTCCCAGTAGTAACGAATCAACCGCCGGCAGCCGGAGGCCGTGGTCTTGCTGGCTTGCGGCAGGACGCGAACCTTCGAGAACTTCGATGGCTCCAAGATGGCCGAGTGGACGAAGGTAC